TGATCCATATGTTGTACCATTATAAGTTTGAATAACGTCACCTGCAGATCCGTTTACCGTATAAGTAAGATTTAAGAATTGTGAGTAACGAGCTTTTAATACTGAACTAGTTAATGTGCGAACATCTGTCCAAGAAGTTCCGTCCCATGAATAAATTTTATTCCCCACTTGAGCAAGCAGTTTTCGATTAGTTGTCGCATTTTCAGCAAATTTACCCAATGAAAGAATAGACCCAGCAAGAGATGTTGCATATTGAGCATTCCCTGGGCGTGTTGTAATTGCACCAATACGATCAAATACAACGTTAATAGCAGTCGCTACCGACTGTTCTGGTGCAATAGTGTCGTTCATCTGAAGTGATTGTATAAGACCTTCTACTGGATATGGGATTTTTAAGTCTTTTCTTGTTTTTGCCATATAAATGAGGTTAGTCCTCAATACTCACCACCATATAGATGATGAGAATGAAGACTAAGCTGTTGCTCGTTTTACAACGTAAGCAATAACTGCGTCGTTCCCTGGGTCTGCTGAGAAAGTTACAGTGATTGCATCTGTTCCAGCCACTGCTGAGACAATTGAAACAGTGTTAGTTCCTGAATCGTATAATGATACAATAACCTTATCTGTTCCGACAACTCCTGGAACTGAGATAACTTCTGCTGCTGCTCCACCTACTGTTGTGAAACTATCATCTAGGAACATGTCCATGAAGTTAGCTTTTATGCCTGTAGCAAGCATTGCTTTTTCAACAACACCAGATCCGATAGTTGCAACTCCTGTGTTTGAGATTGTAACATCTCCTGAAAGAGTAACTGCTGTTGCTACATCTGAACTATTTCCTACCCATACGTCTCCATCTGTAAGAGCTGGAAGACCTCCTGTAGAAGTATCGAACTCTACCCATGAAGGTGTTGCGACAGTTCCTGCATTCTTATAAACAATAGCAGAATCGTCTCGTTGTAAGATACAACTAATTCCGAATACATCTGCGTAAATAGTAGGAGGTACTCCTGTAATTACACCTTCCATAACCAATTGGTTACCAATATTTGAAGGATCTTGAATCGCATTAAAAACGCGAAGTGTTGGGATTTGTGAAAATCGTGGGTCCATATAAGTAAATTTATTAACTAGCTAGTAATAATAATTTGATCCTGTCCTGAATAGAGATTATTGAACACTGCTGTTATATTCTCTTGAAACTTCACTAAGTCAGGATCAGACTGAGGAAGAGTAATATCTTTACGATATTTGATCGCCCAACGTAAGTAAGGCTTATAAGACTCTCTATAATGTTCAGGTATTTCAGCATAGAGGTCAGTTATCGGTTCCATCTTCTTGTAATAGTCAATGTAGCAGTTATTCGCTTGCATATTATCTGGAATGATGGAACTGAACCATATTTTATTGTCGAACACTGTGTACCAGACGGGTTGATTCATACTGGCCCGGGACCATATCTGAGTACCCGCTGGGATCGCCCTCGTTACTCCAGTAACGCCCAGCAGCTGATTTGTAGTGTAGTCGATAGAAGTATATTCTATTTGCATTACTACTTGATCAAAATCTGTTGTTGCGACTGAAGCCGTCCCACCTTGGGGAGCGAAGTCCCCAACACTATTAAGAGTTATTGTTGTTGCTGCAATAGCAGCGTCTACTTGAGAAATACCTCCTGTTGAATAGTATGCAACTTGATTCCAGGTGCGCTTGTCACAGTATCTCATGTTATAAGGAACAAGGATGTTGTTAGTAAGAAATCGAGCTGCAAGCAATGACTGATCAGTATGTTCAAAGTCAATATCATCAGGAAGATTTATGTAGTTTGATCCTGCAAGAACTTTAATCGGTTTATTGAACTCTTGTTGCCAAGGTTGTCGTATTCCATACAGTTTCGATTGCATGAATGATCTACCATCATTTAGTGCTGTGAGTAAGAATTGAGAAGTAATTTGAGTATCATTTTCTTTAATTCCAAACAGTGCCCGTACAGATTCAAACATATAACCAGGTGATGTTAGGGGGTATGATAGAACACTGATAGGTCCTGAATAATCTGAAGTAGTAGAATCAAGTGAATTTTTCCATCTTACTTTGTAATACTCAGAAGTTGTCCCTGCTGTGTCATATATTACTGTATTTACATTAGTAACATTTAGCGTGATGTCAGAACCTAATTGTACATAAGTACCACCAATTGTTGCAGACTTGAATATCTGTAATTTATCCCATTTAATCTCCTGAATTGCCTCACCTCGAGCATGATTTTGTACTGTTGCAGATGTTGTGAACGCTGTTGCTGAGTGAGCAGTAGAAGTTACAATTTCTGCATTTTCATTCCCTAAGGATCCTAGTAATAAGAGTATCGTAGAACCTGAAGTAAAATCGCTCGTATTATCTGCACCAATACTTGTAACACCAGATAGGAATACATTATTCGTATATGTTGCAACACGAACATCCAACCTGTTCTGGATGGTGAGCGTATTTCCTATATTATGTTTTATAAGTAATGAAGGGTACATATAATTATCTTAACTCAGTGATAGTAATTTGGTTACCTTCGACTCCTCCAGTAACACCAATTGTTCCAGTGTTTACAGCTACATCAAATTCGATCGTGTCACCAGATGTTAGTTGAACTGTAGAAACAAGTTTTAATCTTCGTTTCCAGAAATCAGACGCACCTTCTGTACCGTTATATCGAACTGAATCTTGATCTACTCCAGTTGATCCGTTCTTGATAATTTGCGCACTTGCAATTGATGGATCAATAGAGTGACTTTCAATTGAGAAGCTTCCTGTTACTAAGTAGTAACCTGTTCGTGGCGCTGTAAAGATACCAGTCGTATTGTCGTATGATGAAGTCGTATCAAATACTTCTGTGTTAGCTATGAAAGGAGTTCCTCCTGAGCCTAATGCAGATTGGTAAGCCTTTACAAGACATAATGTAGGAAGTGCATCCTGCTTTCCGTTGAAAGTATTCCAGTCTGCTGCAGTGAGTGTTCCTTCTGTTGAAGTATCTGCTGTCTGTACTGCTGGATTGAAAGGATCTGTATTATCTACACCATTTCCTGTTACTGACTGAACCCCGAGTGGTGTCCCTCCAGATGTTTGAACAATAGTGTATGTTTCTACAGTACTTCCACCATAGATGATAGAAGATACGTTTGTAGCTGATGCTGTTGCACCGTTTACTGCCTCTCCAATAGTGAATAACCCAGATGTATCTTCAACGATAATATATGAACCACTTTGAGCAACAAATGTTCCTGTTGTACCTGATGTAGCACCAGTTACTGTTTCTCCAAGTACAAATGTTCCCGTAATAACAGCAGAGTTCAATCGCTGAACACTTGGAAGTGTATATCGAATTGAGAATTTATCTGAAGCTGCAAAAGATTCATTGATAGTAATATCAAAGAATAAATCTTGAGTTGAATCAAAAACAACTGGTGATGTAATACCTGTAGTAATTCCGTTTTTGTACACTGTTACGGTTGAGTTTTTTACTTTCGCAGGTGATCCAGTTGGAACTGAAAAACGAGATTTGAAGTACATTCTTTTTACAACAACATTTTCAAGAAACGGGATTCCGTCTAAGTCATTCATGTCGAACATATAGAAAGACAAGATACCGTCGTTCGCAATTACATTAGTACTGTTTTGGTAGGTTGTTGCACTATCCATTTGATATTCACGTGTGTCAACTCCTCCTAAACCTCCTGTAGAAGCCAATGGGTTACCAGGTGTACCATCTCCAGTTACAGTAACTCCATCAACTGCAATTTGAACAATAGGATTAGATGGGTCGGTATTATCTGTATCAAGACCTGTTACTGATTGAACTCCCGCAGAAAGATCGGCTGACCAATATGTGTCAGTCCCATCAGTATGAAGGACTTCACCAACATGACCTGTTTGGTCTGGTAGTAAATTGTTTAATGCGTCATTAGCATTATCTGCCCCTGTACCACCATGATCAATACCAAGTACACCTGTAATATCTGAAGCATCTACCTCATCCCAAAGAACGTCAGTCTCAGTGGCGTTTACTTTAAGGAATTTTCCTGTATTCCCAACAAAATTTGGATATTCTGTACGTGTAGACATATATGTACAAGGATTGGTTAATAATCCTTTATGAGAAACCCAAACTATTGGATTCCTTAAAAAGACTATTCAGCTTTTGGAGTTTCTGCAGCCTCTGTATCTTTCGGAACTTCAGCAACTTTTTTTTCTTGAGCTGCTGTAGGTGGAATTTCAAGAATTGCAACTGCCTGAGCAATCATTGCCGCTTCTTGTAATTTAAGTTTTCCACTTGCTTGAGCAACATGAGCTGCTTGAATTAAGATACTTATAGCTTGTTCTTTATTAAACATAATTATTTTTATTATTAACTAGTAATCGGAACAATTATATTATAACACTTTTTCTGGATCTTTACCACGACTTTCTGCTACAAAGTTTGCTAATGTTTCTCTGTTAAGAATTTTCTGAGGAATCTTATATCCAATCTTTCCGAAGTTTTCTACGATTGAAAGGAACTCATGCATTGCGAGGTATCCAGCAACAATCTGAGGTATGAAAAGAATGGTAGTTCCAATTGCTGTTTGCGTAATAGATGCTGCTGCAATAATCATTGGAAAGAGTAATAGTTTTACTACTGAATCAAAGAATCGTTTTGATGTTATTGGTTGTTTTTGTTTATATGCACCAATTAATCCTGTTATTGTATCAATGATAATAAGAAGTATAACTGCTGCTACTATTGAAAACCCTATTGAACCAAATGAAAATTGAACCAATAAGATTCCTATTGCACCTAGGCATTTAGCCCAAAATCCACTTGCGAGTGCTGCGCAAGTTTCTTGTGTGTATTGAATAACATGGTCTATTTTTTGCATATATTTATAAACAGTCGTCATAAGACTGATAGAACCCACGATTACTCGTGAACTCTACAGTGTTACTACTTATTGCTTTATCATTAAGATACCTGCAGCGGAGAAAGG